ATGGATTAGAAATATGTGTAAGTACGGTGACTTCTATTTAAAATTAGAGATTGCAGAAAAGTTTGGAGTTTACAACGTAATTCCATTCTCTGCTTACAATATTGTTAGACAAGAAGGTTTTAATCCTAAGAATCCAAACGAAGTAAGATTCAAATATGATCCTAACGCAGCGATCAGTTCTATTTCAGGATTTACTTCAGCATACAACAATCAGGACCCAGGAATTTGGTTTGATTTGTACGAAATGGCTCACTTTAGATTTATTGGAGACGTAAACTATTTACCTTATGGTAGATCTTATTTAGAACCTGCAAGAAAGCTATTTAAGCAATACACTTTGATCGAAGATGCGATGTTGATTCATAGAATTACTCGTGCCCCAGAAAGAAGAACATTCTACGTTAACGTGGGAGCCATCCCACCAAACGAGGTTGAAAACTATATTCAACGTATGATCGGTAAGATGAAGAAAACTCCGCTTATCGATAGTCAGACTGGCCAATACAACATGAAGTTTAACCAACAAAACTTATTGGAAGACTTCTTTATCCCAGTTAGAGGTAACGATCAATCTACTAGAATTGATACTGCAAAAGGTCTTGAGTACAATGCTATCGAAGACGTTCAATATTTTAGAGAGAAATTATTTGCAGCGTTAAAGATTCCTAAAGCATTCATGGGATACGAAAAGGACTTAACAGGTAAAGCAACTTTAGCTGCTGAAGATATTCGTTTCGCTAGAACAATTGAAAGAATCCAAAGAATCATTGTATCTGAATTAAAGAAAGTGGCACTGGTTCACTTGTATGCTCATGGCTATACTAACGAATCAATCACCAACTTTGATATTCAGTTAACTAATCCTTCTATCATATACGAGCAAGAGAGAATTGCTATGATGAAAGAGAAGATCGACCTTGCTAATCAAGCGGTTGAGAACTCTTCTTTACCAAGAGATTATATTTGGAAGAATGTATTTAATATCTCTGAAGACGAATTTGATGAATTAGACGACCTTATTGTAGAAGATCAAAAACGCAAGTTTAGATACAAGCAAATCGCAGAAGAAGGAAATGATCCAGCAGAAACAGGCCAAGCATTTGGTACTCCGCATCAGATAGCAAGCTTATACGGTGGAAAAGGTGATGGTACATTAGATGTGCCTAGAGGCTACGACGAGACCAATCCAAAAGAGCCACTAAAAGTTCCTGGAAGACCTCAAAAGTACAAATCTATATACGGAACTGACGAATCTCCATTTGGAAGATCTGGAGTTTACGATATGAATAACCAAAACGCTGAGACCAAAGAAGACAAGGTTGGCGTTACTTTTAAAGGTGGAGCTTTGAATATGGAAAACACTATGGCTATCTATTTACAAAACAAAAACTCAATTGAAAAGATGTTTGAGAAGCAAAATGCTAGAAAGACTCAACTTTTTGAACAATCAAGCCTATTAAGCGAAGACAACATCATTGACAATCTAGATTAGAATATTTAGATATTTATTAGCAAGCCTATCCAAAATAGCTATGGGAATTAAACATTCGAAATATCGTAACACCGGTATTTTATTTGAACTTTTAGTAAGACAAACAACTTCAGACCTTTTGAACAATCAGGACTCTAAAGCTGTTAAAATACTTAAAAAGCACTTTACCAACACAGAATTGGGAAAAGAGTACAGTTTGTACAGCGCTTTCGTAACCAGTCCAAAACTTTCAGAAGCTAGGGCCGAGATTCTTATTTCAACCATTTTAGAACAGTATAAGAAATTAAGCCACGAAACACTCAGCCAAGCCAAGTATAACCTAATCAAAGAAATTAAGAAGAACTATAACCTAGAAGATTTTTTTAAAGCCAAGATAGAGAATTACAAGCCTTACGCTTCTGTTTATACCATATTCGAATCCCAAAATAGTTTAAATTCCGACACCAAACAGATCATTCTAAATAAGATCAATCTTTTGGAGCACATTACTCAAGACTCTATTAAGGACATGCAAGCTCCTCAATCAATGGTTCAAGAGTTAATGAACGAAGACAAAGAGATCAGACTTTTGACATACAAATTATTGGTTGAAAAATTCAATAAGAAATACCAAGGCCTTTCAGAAAGACAAAAAGCCATTTTAAAAGAATACGTTTCTAGCATATCAGACTCAGCTAATTTAAGAAAATTCTTAAACGCTAAGTTAAAAGAGATCAAACAAGAACTTATCGAGCAAACTGAAAAAGTAGAAGATAAAGTTACCAAGATCAAAGCAGAAGAGGTAGTTAAATTCATAAAGCCTTTAAAAGAGGGCATCGCTATTAAAGACGAAACCATTACTGGAATTTTGCAATATTGTGAATTAATTGACGAGCTAAAAAGAGTGTCTAAATAATGAAGAAACCTTTCGATAATCAATTCGCAACACAAAGATTACTATCAGAGGAAAGTGCGACTGGCGGTGGAGTTTCTAACGGAGCTACATTTACGCCCGGCACTGGAGAACAATACGCAACTACGAAAGCTTTCAAAAAGAAGAAAAACGAAGTAAAAGACGTAGAACCAAAATTAGCCGCAGGAAAAGCAGAAATATACCCTCAAAAAAAATGGGGTTGGAAAGCTGCGCCATCTATTCCAAACAGACCATCTAAAGGAGGATTCCAATACAAGCAAATGTTTGAAGAAATGGAAGAGGGAGTTTTACAACCAGTAAATCTGGACAAAGATTCTCTATCTCCAATGGAATATCAACAAGCTCACAAATACGAAAAGTTTGATCCAGCACAATGGGATTTTGACGATGTGTCTAAAAGATACATTAAAAGAAAATCAGAAACAGATATAGTAAAGGCAAACGAAGAAACTGAAAAGCCTTTCTACGTTAAAGTTTCTGTTAGAGATGCAAAAAGAGCTTTGGATGTACTTAGAGACAATCCAAGTTATAGAGGTGTAGAATTAAACGGATCAGACACATACTATACAGACGATTCAGAATTAGCTTACGATATGATGATGGACTTCGGAACTCACGATATCGAAGTAATAGATAGCAATACTAACGACTTCTTAAACGAAGCATTGACTTACAATAAATTCAAAAGAGAAGCTGCAACAAGACCTAACAAAGACGCTTTACACGAAGCTCTAAAATCTATAAATAAAAAGTTACACGAAATAAACAAGTTAATGGAGTACTCTGCCAATATGAGAACTGAATTGGAAGAAGACTATTCACCAAGAACTGGTAAGGTTGTGAATAAGCTAGAAAGACAGCTAGCAGAAATTTACAAAAAGGTTAAAAGTTTAAAGTAATGGCAAAATTAAAAACGTCAAATAGCGAAAAGCTAACGTTTGGTAAGAGAAAATCAGGGCAACCTGGAGGTAAAAAGAGTTTTAATAAGCACAGTCCAAGACCCAAAGCATATAAAGGCCAGGGCAGATAATATTTATAAGTACTATGACAACAGCAATCTTATTCAAAAAGCACAGAGCAGGTGAAATCAGCAAAGAGAAATTTTTGTATGAAGTTAGAAGGGACCAAATGTTACCTTTTATCACCAACATGACATCTTACGAAGACTCTATTAAGATCCTTAAAAACAAGGGTATCGTTAAAGAAGCTTCAGCAATTGACAATGTTCATCCTTATTTTTTAAAGAAGGGAATCGAAGCCGAATTATTAAAAGGAGGACAAATCAATAATGTAGCTTACGCAAAAGCTGTTGAAAAAGCTACTGCTAAATTAGCAAAAGATCCTACTGCATACGATGATTTGCAAGTTTCTAACTCTTCAAAGATTGAAAAAGCTGATGCTAAATTGGGCATGACTCCAGTTAAAGAAGGAAACCTTGTTGATAAGCACAATGGCATGAAGAAGATTAAAGGCTTCAACGATGCTAAAGCAAATACAAAAGCTTCTAAGAAAGAAAATAAGAAAGGCAATCCAAAAGGCGTTAAGATCATGAAAGAGTCTGCTTCATTGGACATCTTAAAAGATCTTCTTAAAAAAAAAGTTGAATTAACTGAGGATATGCACCCTGTTTACGGTATGGGCCAAGAGGTTGCATTACCAGAAGCAGATGCTAAAGAATTCAAAAGAGAAACCGCTATTGTAAAGAATATCGTTGGTGGTACTTTAGAATTAGAAATACAAAGAGAAGGAGAAGAGCCTTTAATTATCAATAGACAAACTAACGTAATCGATAAAGCTAAAGAATTAGCTGCGATGAAATCTCAAGCTGACGATAAAGAAGCAAGAGATAAAATGTGGTCTGATTGGGATAAGAGAGGAGAAAAAACATTCGCAGGTATTAAAGACTTTCCTTCCAAAATAGACGCAGACAGAAAAAAGAAAACTATGGGAATTGTTGAAAAACTAAGAAAAGCCCTAGGTTTAGACAAAAAGAAAACAGACGAAGCTACCAAATTTAAAGCCGGCGGCGAAGTAATATTTACTGCAGACAACATGGCTCAAGAGAAAGAGAAAGAATTACAAAAAGCTGGAGTTAAATTCACAAAAACAAAAGTAGCGTAATGGCAAAACAATTACTTATAGAGACTGCTTACTTTACTCCTACAGTTTCATTAAACGAGAGTAAAAGACACACAAACGGTAACCTAATCGTTAGCGGACAAGTGCAAGCATGCGATAAGCCAAATGCCAACAAAAGAATATATCCTTACGAAGTACTTTATACGCAAGTAGAAAAGTACATCAACGGACCAATTAGAGAAAATAGAGCTTTGGGAGAATTGGATCATCCAGAATCTACGGTTATTAACTTAAAGAACGTTAGCCACAACATCTTAAAATTATGGTGGCAAGACAAAGATCTTTACGGTCAAATCGAAATCTTACCTACACCATCAGGAAATATCCTTACTCAACTTTTCGCAAATAACATCACTGTGGGCATTTCTTCGAGAGCTTTGGGATCTGTTATTCCAATTGGCGAAGGTTTGGTTCAAGTAGAAGACGACTTAGATCTTATTTGTTGGGACTTTGTCTCAACTCCATCAACTTACGGAGCTTATATGAAGCCAACTGGCACCCAAAGCGTACCCGGTCTTCGAGAGTCAGTCGATTTAGAATTGACTATGGCAAACAAATACGAAAGAGCAAGTCGTCTCATTTCAGACCTAATCTGTTCTCAGAGCGGAGTTTGCTGTTTAACCAAATAATTTTCAGTATATACGTATTTTTCGAAAAAAGTGCCGTATTTATTCAATATGCACCGCTTTCTAATGCGGTCGCTAGTCGAATTTTATCTACATATTGCTTTCCACAATCTAATAAGCAATCAGAACACACATTATTTTATAACAAATGGAAAATTTGTACAAAGAGGCAATTGCAGACGCAAAAGCACTAAGAGCTAGCGCCATGGCTAACGCTAAAGCTGCATTAGAAGAAGCATTTGAACCTAAATTGAAAGAAATGTTCCGCAAGACTGTTGAAGAAGCAGAAGAGATCGATGAGATCGAAGAAGCTGAAGAAATGGAAGAAGCGAAACATAAAGTTGAGGAAAAAAAGCAGGCAAAAAAAGATGCTGAAGAACTTGACGAAGTTGAGGAAATGGACGAAGCAGAAGAAATGGACGAAGCCGAAGAAATGGATGAGGCTGAAGAAATGGATGAAGCCGAGGAAATGGACGAGACTGAAGAGATGGATGAAACCTCTCTTGAAGAAATCTTAGGTGAACTTGAAGCATTAGCTAACGAAGGTGCAGACCACGACGGCGAAATGGAAGAAGGCACAGAAGAAGAAATGGAAGAAGGCGAAGACGACATGAACTACGAAGCAAAGTCTGAAGAAGACGGCGAAGAAGAAGTTGAAATGGACGACGAAGAAGAAATGAATGGTGAAGAAGAAGAAAAAGTAATCACTATCACTTTGGGTCAATTAAAAGACATTTTAGCTCCTTATCAAGCTGATGAAGAAGGCGCAGAAGGCGACGAAGCAGCTGACGACATCAACTTAGACGAAATCTTTGCTGAATTAGAAGAAGCGTCAAAAGAAAAAGTTGAAGAAAAGAAAGAAGAAATGGAAGAAGGTAAAGATGAGATGGACGAGCAAGAGCAATTAGTAGTTCCTGGAACTGAAAAACAATTGAAAGAAGCTAACGAAACAATCTCTTATTTACAAACTCAATTGAAAGAAGTTAACTTATTAAATGCTAAGTACTTATTCATGAACAAATTGTTTAAAGCTAAATCATTAACTGAATCTCAAAAGATCAAAGCTATCAACGCTTTCGATAGAGCTACTACAGTTAAAGAAGTTAAGAACACATTTGCTACTTTAAATGAATCTTTCGCAGTTTCTAAAAAGAAATCAATCAACGAAGGTTTTGCTTCACAAGCAGCTGGACTTGCGCCTAAGCAGACACAAACGATCGAATCAGATCCTTTTATCTCTAGAATGCAAAAATTAGCTGGTATCAAATAATTTTAAATTTTAATTCCATAACAAATGGCAAACTTAGTACAATCATTATTAAATGAGTCTGCTCAGAACGCTCAACAAGCTCAGTTTACTGTAGCTCAGAAGCTTTCTAAGAAGTGGGCAAAATCTGGCCTTTTAGAAGGTTTAGATGGCAACGATCAAGCTAACATGGCTATGATCTTAGAAAACCAAGCTAAGCAATTAGTAGTTGAGTCTTCTAACACAGGTGGCGGTGTTTCAAACGGCGCTACTTTCACTCCAGGTACTGGTGAACAATGGGCTGGTGTAGCTTTACCGTTAGTTCGTAAGATCTTCGGTCAAATCGCTGCAAAAGAGTTCGTTTCTGTTCAACCAATGAACTTACCTGCTGGTTTAGTATTCTATTTAGATTTCCAATACGGAAACACTAAAACTCCTTTCACTGCTGGTAACTCTTTATACGGTACTCAAACAGCTAACTTCGGTAACGCTGCTGCAGGTGCTTTATATGGTTCTGGTCGTTTCGGATATTCTACTAACCAATTCTCTGCATCTTCAGGTGCTGCAACAGTTGCATCAGCGTC